TTCCATTTGGACACCACAAATGTGAGTACTCCATACGAGATTACTTTCCCAATCAACATTACAACCGCTGGCACAACTGCATCATTCGAGATCATGCGCGATAGTTCAGGTACCAACGCAGGTGGCCTTTACCCGCACACTAACTTAGGCGGATGGAGCAACGTGCCATCAACCGAGGTGAACATCTGGCAACTCCAGTAATACAATCAACAAATCAAATCTAATCAAATGAAATATGGACATCAGGAAAATAGCGATTGGTCCGGACTACAAGAGTGGGGCTATGCATTATATCGTCGGGCAAAAAGTGCTTGGCGATACCAATGAGATACACCTAATCAGGTACGACGACCGTAAGCAATCAATCAAGATTTATATCATCAACCCAAAACAAGAGGTTGTGTTGTGGAAGGAGTTCTCTTCCACAATTCCTGTATCCATAGAATACAACATTAACTATTGATGCAGTCGCCATTTTACTTTATCGCCAAGCCAGTAAACGGGAAGCGATATAACAATACCAAAGAGATTGGAGGTATTGAGTTAATCATCAGCACCTCTGAAGAAGATCATAAATTTTCAAACCGACACGCTGAGGTCATTGAGGTCCCACGAGGATACAATGGCCCCATCGTCCCCGGTGATATCTTATTAGTGCACCACAATGTTTTCAAATTCTACAACGACATCAAAGGCAATCGAAAGAGTGGGAAGAGTTTCTTTCGTGAAGACTTATTTTTTATCGAACTCGACCAGTTTTTCCTATACCAACATAGCGGGCAATGGCATGCATACGATCGATATTGTTTCGTCAAGCCCATACCTGTACAGAAATCATACATCTTTAAGCCGTTCAAAGAAGAACCTTTGATGGGTGAAATGGTTTATCCTAACGAGTATCTGCTCAGTCAAGGGGTAAACGCAGGGGACTTAGTGTGCTTCCAACCTGAGAGCGAGTATGAATTTGAGGTAGATGGAGAGAAACTCTACCGAATGTATGACCACCAAATAACCATTAAACTATGAACCTAGCAGTATTAGATAACGTATTAATTGATCCCGATAGATATATAAGGGAGATTCATGATGGAGAATTTGTTGATGTTGCAGACGGAGACAAAGTGTTCCACAACATTCAGCCAAGATCAAACGAGGATATGTTTGCTCGCATAGCCATGGCTTATTTAGGACCCAAGTTTTATGTGACCTTTAACTTTGTTCGAAAGTCACCCGAAGGGCAGGAAGAACCCAACTTCATTCACACAGATGAGATGATGGGGGATGTCACCGCAATCCTTTACTTGAGTAAGGACCATCCGAAAGAGGATGGTACTACCATCTATGACGAGCAAGGTGATAGATCTTGTGTGTTCTATTCGAAGTTTAATAGAATGGTTATCTTTGATTCAAGCCTTCCTCATTCTCGTAACATCTTTGAGAACTTCGGTAAAGGAGAAGATGCTAGGCTGATACAGGTTGCATTCTTAAAATCACAACCATGATAGACAATAAAGAAATCAAACTCAAGATCATTGAGGCTGGCTATGCTGCGGTTGAAAGGCTGATTAAGGTGGCCCAAGAAGATATTATTAAGCCCGGAGAAGATGACGAATTAGCAGCAGATAGATTGAAGAACGCTGCGGCTACTAAAAAGTTGGCTATATTTGATGCATTCGATATTCTCAACCGCATTATTGCGGAGAAAGAAAACATCGATATGGTTGAGAGTGGTCCTAAAAAATCAGATTCTAAACGTGGTTTCGCAGAGAGAAGATCTAAATAGTTTGTACATCGAACTTGTGGACTATGTTCCCAAGACGGTGTTGAACCATAAGAACAAACTAAAGGGCTGGCGTTATGGATATAACGAGCAGTACGACATGGTTGTTATCTCAAAGACGGGAGAGGTTGGACAGATCATCAAGGTATCTGGGCTGATCATTGCTCTACCGCTACCACCACAGAACCCATACTCGAGAAGCAAGAAGATATCTGAACAGTATTGGGAGCGTCAAGAATATCCCAAAGAACTACAGCGTATTCAATCCATATTCCAATGGAACGAACTGCCATCTGACTTTAAGGATAAATGGATTGACCATATTGAAAGCCACTACGACAGCCGCGAGAACGGATTTTGGTTTATGAACTATGGCGTACCCACATTCATTACCGGTAGCCATTGGATGTACCTTCAGTGGTCTAGCATTGACGTTGGATACCCAGACTATCGGGAAGCCAACAGAATATTCTTTATATTTTGGGAGGCATGCAAGGCAGACATAAGATGTTTCGGGATGATATACTTGAAGATTCGTCGTTCAGGTTTCTCGTTTATGTGTTCTTCCGAGGTGGTAAACATTGCGACATTGGCTCGTGACTCACGGGTAGGTATCTTGTCTAAGACCGGTATCGATGCCAAGAAGATGTTTACCGATAAGGTTGTTCCTATCAACAGCAAGTTGCCTTTCTTCTTCAAGCCGGTGATGGATGGTATGGATAAGCCAAAGACTGAATTGGCATACCGAGTTCCTGCTTCAAAAATCACCAAGAAGAATATGTACGATGTGTCTATGGATGAGATTGACGGATTGGATACCACCATTGACTGGCGTAACACAGAAGAGAACTCATATGACGGGGAGAAGTTGTTGTTCTTGGCACATGACGAAAGCGCCAAGTGGGTAAAGCCAAACAACATCCTAAACAACTGGCGCGTTACCAAGACCTGTTTGCGTGTGGGTAGCAAGATCATTGGCAAATGCATGATGGGTTCTACATCCAACGCACTGAGCAAGGGTGGTGACAACTACAAGAAACTATACGAAGATTCAAATGCTGCACAAAGAAATGCTAACGGACAAACTAAGAGTGGCCTATACAACCTGTTCATTCCTATGGAGTGGAACATGGAGGGCTTTATCGATCGATATGGTATGCCTGTATTCAGGACTCCTAGCAACCCCGTAAAGGGCGTAGATGGTAACTGGATTAAGATTGGTGCAATAGATTACTGGGAGGCGGAAGTAGAGTCATTGAAGAATGACGCTGATTCGCTCAACGAATTCTATCGTCAGTTCCCGCGCACGGAGTCTCACGCATTCCGTGACGAGAGTAAGTCATCGCTCTTCAATCTTACCAAGATCTACCAGCAGATAGACTACAACGACTCGCAAGTGTTGGCGCATACGGTCACACGCGGTACGTTCATGTGGAAGGATGGCATCAAGGATACCAAGGTTATATTCTCTCCCGACAGCAGGGGTAGGTTCTTGGTGAGTTGGGTGCCAGAAGCCAACATGCAGAACAGAATGATCACCCGAAACGGGATCAAGTACCCGGGCAATGAGCATCTTGGCTCATTCGGCTGTGACTCGTATGATATATCTGCTACCGTGGATGGGCGTGGATCAAATGGTGCATTGCATGGACTGACAAAGTTCCATATGGATAATGCTCCTGTGAATGAGTTCTTCCTCGAGTACATATCAAGACCACCGACAGCAGAGGTGTTCTTTGAGGACGTGCTGATGGCATTGGTATTCTACGGCATGCCGGTACTGGCGGAGAACAACAAGCCACGACTATTGTATCACCTAAAGAATAGGGGGTACAGAGGGTATAGTATCAACCGCCCCGACAAGTTATACAACAATCTGTCCAAGACAGAGCGTGAGTTGGGTGGTATACCAAACTCATCGGAGGATGTGAGGCAGTCGCACGCTGCGGCTATTGAGTCTTACATCGAGAAGCATATTGGCTTTGACTTTGAGGGTAAGTATCGAGACCCTGACTTGATTGGGACGATGCCATTCAATAAGACTCTTGAGGATTGGGCGAAGTTCGATATCTCTAACAGAACCAAGTTTGATGCATCAATTAGTTCCGGTCTCGCTATTATGGCAAATCAAAAACACCTATATTTACCTGAAAAAAAAGAATCAAAAATAAGCATTACTTTTGCAAGGTACTCGAATCAAGGAAATATAAGTGAAATCATTCGATGAAGGACGTCATAGTTAATATATCAGCCACGGGGTTCCCGGATCAGTTCGTCTCTGATCAGGAGAAAGCGTCGGCTGAATACGGTATACAAATTGGGCAAGCCATTCAATACGAATGGTTTCGCAAAGACGGAAACCAATGTAGATACTATGGCCAGTGGAGAGATTTCCACAGGCTCAGACTCTACGCCAGAGGCGAGCAGTCTGTACAGAAGTACAAGAATGAACTTGCTATTGATGGTGACTTGTCTTATTTGAATTTAGATTGGACACCCGTACCTATTCTTCCAAAGTTTGTAGACATTGTTGTGAATGGAATGTCTGACAGACTTTTCAAAGTAAAGGCATACGCACAAGATGCAATGTCACAGGCAAAGCGCAGCAAGTATCAAGATATGATTGAGGGGCAGATGGCTGCTAAAGATGTGCTAATGCAAATACAAGAGTCAACAGGTGTCGACCCATTTACAATGGACCCTGATGAGCTCCCCGAAACTGACGAAGAGCTTTCACTTTATATGCAACTCAATTACAAACCTGCAATTGAGATTGCTGAAGAAGAAGCTATCAATACAATATTTGACGAAAACCACTATCAAGATACACGCAAGCGCATAGACTATGACTTGGCTGTTCTTGGTATTGGTGTTGCTAAGCACGAGTTTCTTCCCGGTGCAGGAGTGCAGGTATCATACGTTGATCCTGCAAATGTGGTGTATAGTTACACTGAAGACCCTTTCTTTCAAGATTGTTTTTATTGGGGAGAAATCAAAACACTTCCAATTACTGAGCTTTTGAAGATTGACCCAACGCTCACACGTGAGCAGATGCAGGAAATCTCAATGTATTCTCAGAGTTGGTATGACTACTATAACGTAGCACGTTTTTATGAGAACAGTTTGTTCTATCGTGATACAGCAACATTACTTTACTTCAATTACAAAACCACCAAGAAGATGGTCTACAAGAAAAAAATTCTTGAGACAGGTGGGTCACGTGTAATTGAGAAGGATGATCAGTTTAATCCTCCTGTTGAAATGATGGAGGAAGGAAAGTTTGAAAAGATTGAAAAGACTATTGATGTGTGGTATGAAGGAGTGATGGTTATGGGAACCAACATCTTGCTTAAGTGGCAGATGGCAGAAAATATGGTTCGTCCCAAATCAACCTCTCAACACGCATTACCTAATTACGTAGCAGTAGCACCTCGTATGTATAAGGGTGTGATTGAATCTCTTGTTCGCAGGATGATACCATTTGCTGACTTGATTCAGCTCACTCACTTAAAACTACAACAGGTTATTGCTCGAACTGTTCCTGATGGGGTATTCATTGATGCCGATGGTCTCAATGAGGTTGACCTTGGTACGGGGCAGGCTTACAACCCGGAGGATGCCTTGAGGCTATACTTCCAAACGGGTAGCGTTATCGGACGCAGTTATACCCAAGAGGGTGACTTCAATAACGCTCGTGTACCTATTCAGCAACTTACCTCCAATTCAGGAGCCGCTAAGACACAAATGCTGATAGCCAATTACAATCACTACCTTGATATGATCAGG